TATAAGTTTTCGATACCGAATCAAACAGAGGTAATGCTCGCTGCATTACTACATTACTTTCGTGTATGTTATTATATAGTTTGCTGTATAGACTTTTAGTTATAAGGTTTAATTGCATTTTTATGCCCTTTCATCATAACTTTTTATTTTTGTTCCAACCATTTTTAGGTGGACAGAAGTTACCCTATCACACAAGTCTATATTAAAAACCCCAGAACAGTAAGCAATATACTCAAAACAATACCATTCATCCGGTCTGGATTTATTAAGCCTTGTAAGATGTTTAATTAAAGCACCATGATCATATTTTGAATTTACTAATGCTTTAGCTTTTTCTTGGTAATTACCTTTTGTAGGTAGCTGCCAATATTCCCAATTTGTGTACTGTTTTTTAAACTCAGAAAGTGGAGTAACTACTACCCCACCTTTCGGTCCTGATGCTTCGTAAACATTATCACCTATTACAATACCTCCATGTGAATGCTCATCCCAAATAACTAAACGTATTGCTCTACTTATCCAATGATTACTTCTAGTTAGAATGATGAGCATGGTAAATCCCTCTATTAGATTGTATAGCTATCTTGTCATTAATGTTGCCATTTGCTGTACTGACAATACAAATGCTTCTTTTAGGTCTGCAATAGTTACTGTTGACATTACACCAGTAGGATCACTATTTAAAGACCAAGATAATGTATCATTATCATCCATACCAGCCACAGACGCTGCTGTAATAGCTCTATTCATACGTTCTTGTGCAATCTCATTAGCATCATAACAATTACCTGCTGTAGTCGTTACAGTGGCTGTTTGAATAGCTGTAGCCCGGGAACTTCGAAAAGTATTTAAAGACTCTTCATCCAATACACTTTGAGGAACCGGTAGTATTGTTACTGGACTGTCAGGGTCTGCATGTAATTCTTGAAGTTTATCCCAAACATTAATTTCAACATCTACCATGTTAGGTACTGTTTCAAATTGTTCTTGAGATTCGTATACAGGTTCTGTTACTGGATCACCATTGTCATCAAGTACAGGGTTCCCTTCTTCATCCAAAACAGGAGTTTCCCCAACTTTAGCATTTTTAAAACCGGTAGATACTTCTGTTGTACCATCTTGGATGGATGTAGTGCAAACTAACCCTTCATATATAACACCAGTGTGTGAACCACTATCTGAGATATAACTCCACTCTACAGAGTTGTCACTACAGAGTTGAAATGTATCAACTAACACAAAATCATTCTCATCAATAAATTTTAACATTATGCATATACCTTAAAAATTAAACGTAACAGAATCGCCAGATGCCGTTGCTACTAGTACGATGGGTTCACCCTGTACAACACCTGTCAAACCACTAGATACGCGGCATACGCCTAGTTTGTTTGTACTTAGATTATTTAAACCTAACGTTGTAATTCCTGTGGCCCGATCTGCATCTGCTGCTCCTTTCAGTTTAAATGTTCCAGTGACAGACAAAGAAGTAGGAGCAGTTTTAGAATTAAGAGGGAAGAATAACTGGACTATACCTGACGTTACAGCGTAGCCGTATGCTATTATGTCATTTGCAGATTCTGCTGAAAAACTATTAAAATTAGTGTTGCCAGAATCGTATACTAGACGCCAACCACCCCAAGTAGTATTTTCTAATGTGTTTGTGTATTCACCGTAGCTTCCCGCTATTTTACCGACACCCCACGCTTTAACAGTTCGGTATGCAGCGTTGTTTGTAGAATTAACTAATACAACCCAGTTAGGAGTCTGTGCTGAAGGTGCGTTAGTTGCAGAAGGTATATAATAAAGTCCGTTTTCTGCAATCGACAATAGACTTGTTCCAGATGGAAGAGTTTTTACACCACCAATACCGTAATCTAATGGGTTTGCACTGTTATGGTCAGTATAGAATTCTATAATGTCAGACCATTGGAAATCACCAACCATCATCCTAGCAAATGCTCTTGGTTCTCCTCCACCATAAGCCATATGAAACTGTGCTTGACGGTTTAAATTTGCCCGTAGGTTAATGAATGTAGTAAAAATACCATTATCTAACTGCCCCCTTCCAGCGCTAGTGGGAAGCATTGTAGTGTCCGCTTGAGTAGCTGTAATAACAGGAGCATTAGCGTCAGCGGGTATACAAAAACCAAAATCCAACGGGTTAGCGGAGTTTGTAGAGTCAAATAACTTTCTGTAAGGTTTCCAGCTACCATTGTAAGCTCTTACAAATGTCTCACCTGTTTTAGCATCACTAAGAATCATTGTCATTCTAGTGGAAGCTTCAATATTAAAGATAATGGTTACGTTAGCATTTGCTGTGTATTCTGAAGGAAAACCTAATGCTTCAGTTGGGGTAACCGCGTATATTTTATAAACGCCCGGTCTTACTCCAGTGGTGTTGTTTAAATCTGTACCATTAGGCCAAGCAGCTCCAAATTCCGCTCCTATACCATGGTCTATATAACCAAAAGCATTTCCTAATAATGTAAATGTTGTCGCATCTGAACGTCTAATCAAATATAAGTCTTGTTCATTAGCAATAGGCATAACAAGAAGATTTGCGTTAGAGTTTCCTAGAGACACTACGTTGTAATAATAGTTAGTAGGCAGCCCACTTGGGGCATTTACCGCACCTGTCTGAATACGCAACATACCGTTAAAAGGATAGGGGATTGCGTTCCAGTCAGTAAATGCAGGTAAGGCATCCTCCCCAACACCATACCCACTTACGTAACTTTGAGCAAGAGCGTTAAACTGACCTTTAGCAACTAAATCATCATTGTCTTCTGCATTAGCACCTTTAACTCTACCGTCATTTAAACGCTGTACTAAAGAATCTCCTGTTACGATATTAGATACGTTTTGAGCTAACGCAGAGTATGTATCATGAAGTGTATTTAGTTTTTTAGCTACAGCAGCAATACTTGTACCACTAGGTACAATAGTAGCACTAAAATTACCACTACCCCCGGGCCATGGTTTAGTCAATTTAATCACAGTAACAGGAGAAGCATCAGCAGTTATGTAGGCTGAAGCTACTTCTACAGGTTCACCATAATTAGAACTAAATAAGACATCATTAGGTTCAATACTTTGGATATCATCACCAGTATTTACTACAACAATATCGTTATTATTTTGGAATGTTAATGATGCTCCAATCCACAATGTTTCAGTTGTCATGATCGTCAGCCTTTAATTTAATTTGTTTTCATATGTTTTAAATATCGTTTCTTTTTCTTGAATATCTACATTAACAGAATTTGTTGTAATAAATGTAATAGTATATTCGTTATCTCCCGATGTACTGCCGGTATCAATATAGGTGAATATTTGTGTTTTTACTCTATTTACATATTTACCCAATTGAGATACATAACTTGTAGTATACTCTGGAACCCAAGTTTTTATTATAGTTCCGTCTCTACGCAGAACTACTTGTGTTTCCCCTTCCCCAAGATCATCATACCAAGTTGACTGTACTGTTACGTTAATCTCAACTGGGTTAGAAACTGAGTTATGCGTAATCGCAGAAACTTGTTGTAAAACTGTATCAGTACTTTGTACTAACTTAGACTCAAAAATTTGGCCTTGGAAGAATGTTCCTTTAATAAATCCGGTACCGTCTTTCTTAATAAAGAATACAGCATTACTATCGGTTTTACTTCCTGACCCTACCCAAATTAGATAAGTACCATCGTCATGAATATCTACACGAATATTACTTGTATTAGATGATGTTAAAAATCTACCACCTTGTACCGTACCTAAGAAAGTAGCCGTATTACCTAAAATGGTATCAACGTCAATTAGGTTTGTTTTAAAGTACCCACCAGAAAATATAGTAGTACCTAATAGTGCTGTTTCTATTTTATCTTGATACGCAGCTGCACCTAATGAGTTACTTAGGTTTGTTAGGTTATTACTATTAGCGGTAATATTACTAATAAGATTTGAAACAGTAGTACCATTTAAAGTAGCAGTACTAGCCAAATTACCTTTAAATACCGCATTAGTGCCTAGAATAGTGTCTACATCAAGTAACGTAGTTAATATTTTTCCGTTACTAATTACAGTACTATTTAAGTCTGCAACTGCAATTTTATCTTTAAATGCAACTGATCCAAGACTAGATGATGTACTTTCTAAGGAACCAAGTCTAGAGGATATTGGGGTGCTGCTCCCAGCTACCGTGGCCCCTACCTGCAAAATTGCATCAATAGTTATTTTATTCTGTGTTGCATTCCACCCAAGTGCAACATTGTTGTTAGTATTTAACCATTCTAATTCATCAGCTTTAAATGTAATTTTGCTGTTTGTTGTTTCACCATCTATTCGAACAAATGCAGCTCTACCATTAACATCAACACCAAGTTGTGCAATAGACCTTATTGTTGCAAGCTCGTTGTCTAGTTTTGTAGCTAAAACTAAATTCGATTGTCCTACACCTTCTGCTGTATCTATTCTCGATGATAGTGATGATATCGCTTGTGTATTATTATTCGCAGTTTGTTCAACTGTTTGTAGTAATGTTGTGGTTGCATTTAACCCTGTAGTAGGATCATTAATTACGTTTTCAATTAATGTAATTGAATCACTATTTTCATCAGCTGCTGTCTTTGCGCTTTGGGATATTGAAGCGACAGCAGCCAATCCAGTAACAGAATCATTAACTTTATTTTCAAGAACTGTAATACTTTCAACTGCAGTATCAGAAGTTGTTTTTGCGCTTTGTGCTAATGTCGCTACAGCGTTTAATCCAGTACTAGGGTCATTTACTTGGTTTTGCAGCAGCACTAATGCCTGATACGTACCGTCAGCACTAGACTTAGCTTGTCCTGCTAGTTGATACGTAGCACTCAGCCCTGTGGTACTGTGGTTTACTTCACCACTTAATGACGATAAACTACTACTAACTCCCTCTGCATATTGCTGTACTCCATTAGCAAAACTAGCCACAGCATCAAGTCCAGTGCTAGGATCATTTATTTTATTTGTAATGCTTGTGACACTTGTAGTCAGACCTTCAATATTCTGCTGTGCTTCTAACACTAATTGGTATGTTGCAGCTAAACCTGTATTACTATCTTCAATTTGGCCTGTAATATCTGAAACAGATGTTACTAGTCCATCAGCGGTTTGTTTTGCTACTTGAGCTAACCCATACGCAGCACTTAATCCTGTGGTAGGATTTTCAATAGTAGAAGTGATACTTGCAACAGATTGAAGTAAGCCAGATGTATCAGTTTCAACTGCAACAATACGTTCAACTGCAGCGTTTACACCAGTATTTAAATTTTCGATACTTAACTCAAGCTGTTCTGCAGCAAATTGGTTTCCTTGGATATCTTGTTCCAATACTAAGACTTGTCTGGCTATTCCAGTAATATACGTGTTACTAGATGCAATTAATGATCGTAATTCAGTGATATCTTGTGCTAATACTGAAGTATCATTAATTTGTACATTTAACTCACTTATAGCCAAACCAAAACGTAAATTATCTTCTAATCTAGTTAGGTCTTGATATTTACCATCAATTAAATTATCTAATAGTTCAAGTTGAGTTTCGTAATCACTTCTTTTGTTAGATTTTAGTTGTGCTATCTGATTTAGTATTCGCCCATCTTGACTTGATAGCTCCTGCTGTACATCACTAATTGATTGTTCATTTGATGCTATAGAATCTGTGAAACTTTGGGTAAGTTGTTGGATTGTGCCAGTTTGTCCATTAATAAACGTTGCAGCACTGTTAGCTTTTGTTACTGTGTTATTAGCGTCTAACTCTTGATAAGCTGCTTTAACCAGTGCATAACTTTCGATACCATCAAGTACAGACTCAACATTAGAGTATGTTATTGTGTTTGCATTGTAGTACGTAGATGTTACTCGTTGTGCTATTTCTCCATTAATAGCATCAATACTCTGTTCTGCAATTGTTACTCGTGCAGTTAAATCTTCAATTTGTTGTACTGAAGCATCTGATTTACCAATTGTAATTGCAGTAATAGTAAAGTGGTCTGAAGTGCTTGAACCTAAGATAATCCGAAGACTTGTTATCGTTCCGGTGTATTCTTCTATTCCCGCTAAGTTTAATAAGATCAGTGTTTTACTCGATACAGGTTCTTCAATAAAACCAGTAAGAGTATGTGTGGTACCGTCAGCTATAAACTCTAAATCACCCGTCCAACCTGAACCTGCAGTCCTTTCATAATCAATACGAATTGAAGGGTTGTCGTCAGCATCATATGAAATACTGTCATTTCTGATATCACCCCAAGTAAGTAATACTTTACTTAACCCAGCTGTAATTGTTCCATTTACTGCGTACCAATTTTGTGTTGAGTCAAAAAAGTTAAAACTATACGCAGGTTGCAATGCAGTGACAGCATCACTGGTAATAGCTGTTGCTATTTGAGTGATAACCCCGGGTAACAGGTCTATCTCTGCCCTTAAATCGGTAATACTGTTACTATCTTCAGTTTGACGTTCAGCAAGAATATTAACGTTACCTTGAACACCATCAATAAGTAACTGTGCTTGAGTAAACGACTCTTCTGTATATGCAAATGCACGATTAACAATAATACCGTTTTCGGGATCTTCCCAAACAAGAGTATCAATCAGTCTCTCGTTATTCATGAGCCTACGTCGATACTCTTCTTGCCACGCTACATTTCGTGAAAACGCATCCAATAACGCAATATCTGATTCTTTTCTGTCAAATATAACTTGCTTAATCGCACTGTTTGCTTGGACTGTGTATTTATCTAGCCTTTCTGAAACTTCAGAAACAATACTAGAAGTATCTGTAATAACATCTAACAGACTTTCTAAATCATCTTGGAATGCTGCAATACTTTGATGTACACCATCAATCCGTTCTTTTTGGGTATTTATAGCGTCATCAATCCCTTGCAACACTTGGTCTAGGATTGTTTTAAGCTTTGTATCATCATTTGTTGTCTGTACATCAAAATACTTAAATGTACTAGAACCTAATATACAGTTTATCGCTGCCCACACTCTATACCCAGTATTAGGGTTTAAGTCTGTGAAGGTATGACTTTTACTTTCAATATACTCTGTAGGAGGTGTAGCTACATTTTGACTCGTTATAACTAAACTTAAATTAAACCTACGTTGTACTGGGTTTGGATATACAGTAACTGACTCATTTGATACAACAATACTTAATGTGCTTATCTCAGGAATTGCAACAGTAAACGTTGATGTGTCCCATGGAGAAAATCCGAACTCATCAATACTTCTTACGTATGCAGTGTAATTACCTAACCCAATATCTGAAATTAATAGATGTTTTCCTCTATGTACTGCGTCATACACAGATTCACCGATATCGTTTACAAGTCGTATCTGGTATGTGGTAGTTGAACCAGTCCATTTAAGTTGCAGGATATGCTCTGCAGTCGGGAACAATACAATAGGTAGTAAATTAGGTGGTGTTACTACTTCCCCAATTTGTGTGCATACTTCAGGAAAAGAGTACCCTTGTAATGTCCAAACCCCGGGAGTAGTTTCTGTATATATAGCTTCAGACCTCCATGTATTTGCGTCTGAAACGAATGTAGGGCTGTTTTCCCATCCTGCTGGTGCAGTTACGATACTGCCGTTAAAAGAACCTCCTGATGGGGTTTCTGGTGTGTCATTTGCGTTCTGATAAACAGCAACATGCAAATCCCCAGTAGCACCCGAGTAAAAATCAATATACTTTAAGAAAGATATGACATCACTGTTTGATGTAAAGGAACATACCTTACCTGCTCCATTGTTAACAGTAAGAATATTATCCACTATATCAATAGTAGGAATGCTGCCTTTATTCGTGTCATATATAGTGATGTCTGAGTAAGTACTTACAATCTGGTAAGTGTTATCTCCATTATTTATGATTCTAGCTTCTGTCTCTAATGACAGTGAACCAGAACCACCACCTAAATGTACCCAAACATAATCAACAGGATTTAGTGAAGGAGTAGGAGACGTTTTACCGCTTGCAAATCCAATAAAACTTTTACCGTCTGGGTTCGAGGATAAATTAGTACCTTGTGCGTCATCAGCAAACACAAAAGGCCAAGAGTATATTGCAGTACCTACAACTTGATTAAACATTCCCTTAAATGTTGGTACTGCTGCAGGATTACCTTCGTGGTCTGTTACGTTGTAAGTTAAATCAGTGCTGTTAGTCCAAGATATAAACTCAGCTATATGTCTGTACACTGCAACTGCAATTGGTGTTGCTTGTGCTTGAAAATCAGCGACAGTTAAGTAGTAACCAGCAGGAACACCTACCGGGTTTATTTCGATATTGTGTGTAGGAGTTTCTTCAACACTTACTTGAGTCTCAGGTAGTTTAACTACAAAGACATTTGAAGTATTTTCAGCAACATTAACAGTATTTTCTGTAACAACAGGATTAACGATTACAGTATTATTTTCTGTGTTTACTACTACATTTTCAGTCATTACACACTCACTTCTGGTGAGATATTAACGATACCGTTTAAAAGTCTGTGCTGATTCCCAGAAGTATCAGTGATTTTAATGTCATACACTGCTTCAACATAATCGTCGTGTTTGCTTGATTTAAGCATTTTTCCTGTAGTTTCTGAAGCAGGAATGGAGATAAAGAAAATACCTGCAGGACCGTTTTCAACAACTACGTTCATAGTTGCCCAAACACTTGAATCACTAAGTTTTAGTTTAATAGTGCCTACTGCAGTGTAACCAGTAATATCAATCGGAGTACCCACACCATCGGTATAGGTAATTCGAAATATATGATCAGCGCCTTGCTCTAATTCAAAATTATAAACACCAGCAGCCATTATTTACTTTCCCCATTTCTATGGTTAATTGTTTCTCTCATAGATTGGTAAGCTTTGATAGCTGTAGCTAGTGCAACGCCTAAAAATCCTACTATTGGTACATCCCACCCGTTTGGAAACAAAGTATTTGTAGCTACATGTGCTTCAAGTACTTTTTCCATAAAACCAGTGTACCAATACCAAACATCATAAACAAAATTTGATGTGAATAAAATAGCAGCCCAAAGTGCTATTCTAAAATCAATTAAAGTTTGTACTATAGTTTGTTCAAAAATAAAGCCAAACATATTGTTGGCTGTACTTTTAATTTTAGAAGTAGTATTGCTCATTTTGCGATATCTCTCTTAAAACTGCTGCTGAGTCTCTTTGAAGGATATAGCATTTTGCAATATATTCAGTGTTTTTTAGGAAGTTAATTTCAAAATTCTTTTTGTTATCTTGTAAAGACAAGGACGGGTCATACACGTATTCAGAAGGAACAATACACTCATTTAGCAGTTCTAGTGGGATTTCAATTTTAGGTGTAGTTACTTCAGGGGCTACTACCGATGATCTGATATCCTGTGTTGAGCAATTCATTAAAGCCAGTGACAACATCAGTACACTCAGCAGGTATATACACTTTTTCAGTTTTATATACATATTCAATTTCCTTCTGTACTCGTGTAGATACTGCTTGTGATTCTACAGCGTTTTTAATAGCTATTTCATGTAACTTACGCTGCTGCTCCAGTGCAATCAAGTGTTTTTGTTCACTTTCTTTTAATGCTTTTACTAGTTCTGCATTATATGCTTTTTCATACTTTTCAGCTGCTGCAGTATAACCTTCAGTATATTTTAAATTTAGCACATAGGTGATACTAAAATATCCAACTAAAATAATAGCTATAGTGGTAAGTATTTTAGGGTTTTTGATGAATCCAAGTATATTAAGCCACATCATGTAATGCCCACCATCCAAAGTCAGAAATGTATTTTTCTGGGGATGCTGCCCCCATATCACTATTCCAGTACCTTTTTATATACACTGCCATTTCATATAGAGAAGAAGGAAATGGGTTTACATCCATAATAAACCTGCAGCGCATCATAAATATATTGTAGTCCAGATCAGACTTAAGCGATTGTAGGTTTTGGGTTATGTTAAGACGTTTAGCGTACTTGTGGATATTGTCGCAGTTTTGCCACACATCATCATGAACCCAATCCTCCATTTGAATAATTCCCAGTGCAGGACCACCTCCCTGTTGTTCCCAGTAAGTTCCACCTTTAGACTCATGAGCTACTACTACACACGCTGCTAATGGGAAATTCTTATTTTTAGCTCCCATAGCTGTAGCTACTTCATTAGCTCTACGTGCAAATTTCTGCATCTTCATCGGTTGCATTTGGGTACCTTTGTAGTAGTTCAGATAAGACTGTATCTGTGTTGGTCCATGTAGCTTTTATTTGGTGTAGTGCATCTTCTTGTTGAATGACTGTAGCTAGTCGTGAAATTTCTACAGGTTTTTGTAGCATGTGCATAACACCTAAAAAAGCTGCTTGTGCTTTATTTTCTTCTGTTACAGCACTGGTTAAGAAAATTGTAGGGATGTTTTGAGTACTTGGATTTGTGCGTAACATCTGACATAGTGATATACCATCAATCACAGGCATCATAACATCTAACACAATCACATCTGGAAGGGTTTCACATATACGCTGATAAGCATCAATGCTGCTAGATGTTTCAACACTATTACCCGCTTCCTCTAGCCCATACTTAAGCATAGGAAGTAATATCTTGTCATCGTCAACTAAGAATACTTTAATCATTTTGGCCTACCTTCGAACCAGTTGTAACCAAAGACGTAAATAGATCGTCAATACGTTTTTGGGTTATGTTTGTTGATGTCTTAATTGCTGCAATAGCTATACCAAAATCTTTTTTCACTTCTGCCAACTCTTTCGTTACTTTATCTTGAACATGCTGAAGTTGTGTAATCAGGTATTCTCGCTCTTTGGCAGCAAGCTCTTGTGCTTCTATCTTAGCAAGATTTTGTGATGTTGTAAGGTCTGCTATGGCTTTAGAGTGCTCTTTAATACTTTCACGCATACTCTTATGTTGCAGGTAGTAACGCACAATAACAAAAACAACAGGTAATAATCCTGCTACAACCAGTATTGGTTTTCCAAATATTTTAACTAACTCTTCTAGAATGGCGTCCATATGAGTACCTGTGAATTTTTGTAGTTATGGAAGCCCGTTTATGGTGATTCGGCTAATCACAGGTACCCATTGTACTTACTATTTTTCTGGTTTTTCAACTTCTTTAGGTTTTAAGTGCTCAAATAGTTCTACTGTAGTTTCTTTGCCACTTACTTGCAGTAACTGATGTATTGTATTTTCAAGTAACTCCTTACGCTGAGTAAGATCATATAATTTAGCTTTTAATACAATTATCTCTGCTTCTAATTTTTGACTATCCATTATAAATACCCGTTTTGTTCAAAAATACTTACAGATTCTGCTTCTGCATTAATATTAGCTACAGTCGCTTCTTCTGCTTTTATTGCGTTATAGAATGATGTTCTGTGTGCAAATCTAGTGTTATTTGGGTCTAAATGTGATCGTGCATTTAAGCACCGATAAACCAAATAAGAAATGACTGCATTAATTTGCTCAGGCTTGATATCTACCTCTTGCTGTAGTGCAGTGCTTCCTGTACTACCATAGTTAGCTTCGATTAGCTTAGGTCCAAACTTATAGGTTACATATAACTGTTCCCAATTACCCGGTTTAGGCACATACAACATAGTGTTATTACGTATCCAAAGTGAGTCTGGCTGATCTGGGTTATTTAAGTGCAGGATAGGTTTATTAGGGTCTTGGCTTTTAACATCCACAATCTGACGCACAGGGTCTTTAAATGGCAATCCAGAAACCTCTGAAAGGTATTTTACAGGCTCACTTGAGGTAGTATTTGAATCAACAAAAGCCCAATCAATCATGTATAAACTTTTAGCTGAATCCAGTGTAAGTTTTACTGCCTGTATTGGGTTAACTACTGTAGTGTGAATCTCAATTAGTGCTGCATTTAGATACGTAAGAATCTCATCATAGTGGTACTCAGAAACCCCGGGAGTTGCATTACCACCCATATTTAAACCTTGGAGTGGTGAGTGTTTTATGTATGGCATCAAATCAATAATTTTCATAGCTTATCCTGTATAACTATCATAACCAGTTTCTGTTTCTGCTTCGTATCCATAGCTTGAATATATACTCCTACCTTCAGAAAATACAGCAGCAGGACTAGGATACACTAAATCCATAAACATAAGTTGTGTAATGGTATCCAAACAATCATCATACTTAGATTTTGCTTTGGCTTTGGTTGCCAAGTTAAGTTCTTCTAGCATTTCAATTAAAGCAGGATGTGAAGCTTTATCTGTAGGGAAATAAAATAGTTTTTGTTTAAACCAAGGGACAATTTCCTTAAAGCGAGTATACTTAGCTTTGTTGTTTACTGGCATTATCCCGGGCTTACCATCGTTATTATTTGATGCAAGATTAAAGTAGATATTACGTCTAAGCATTTCTGACATAACCCACTTTACAAAACCTTTCTGTTGTCCTGAGATTTCAATACCAACACTTAGTGGATTGTACTTCTGACATAGTTCAAACAGGTTATCAATGTTTTTATCCATTTCCTGTGAGCGTGCTATTCCATCTATCCAGAATACCTGCCTATTGTGGTTTACAGCCCACACCGTAATCGCAGATAAATCTGCTCTACTTGTGTCTGACACCCCAAAGTCAGTAGTGATATAAATGTTTAAGTTATCTAGTTGGTGTTTTAGTTGACTAAGCTTATATTCACCATAGTCAGAATCCTCTAGTAGCTTTTCATCATCAGACATGATCCGCAACATGAGTTCTTGGTAGAATGACTCAAGCTGTCCTTGTTTTTTAGCTTTAAGGTATTTACCCATGACGTAATCATAGTCAAACCGGTCTTCCCATGAACCTCTAAACTCTTCCCGGGTACACGGAAATTTTTCACATACAGGGTAGACGTTTACTTGCCATGCACCAGACTCAACTGCTTTATATAAAGGATCACGAGCATTAAATGGAGTACCAGACCATATGATAATGTTTTTATCCGGGTGTACTGCATATTCAATTGCTTTAGATATTGTATCTTCAACCTTTTTAATTACAGTATCACTGTCTGCGTCTTCATCTGAAATAACATCATCAATAACAGCTAATTGTGGTCGTTTACCTAATTCTTTGGTACCACGTACACCCGTCTTAGCACCGTAACCTTTTACGATTAATCGCTTACCATCAACGTTCTTAAATTCCCAACGATTATCAGTAAACTTTGCTTCAGGTATCATTGCTTGCAAAAACTCACTTTCTTCATAACGGAATTCCAAGTTTTTACGCATGTTTTTAACACCGTTTTCCATGGAATCTGAAATGTAGATAGCAAGGTCAATTGGACCAAATTTAGGAAGTTCACCATAAACAGCTAAATACAGAAATAAGTATTCACCGAAGACTGTTGTTTTTGCAGCCCCCCGATGAATCATATTAGCTATACTTACATGTTTCTGCTTTACATCCAGTTCATCTAACATAACATAGTGAATAGGTGGAGTGCTGTTTTCTTCACCCTCTTCACCATTGACCATTTTGATGAATTCTACGAAAGCTATCGAGAAGTCACTTGGTATGTGTAGGTTTAGGTTATCGTATGATACTTCAGAAAGAAGCTCCACGACCGTAGGAGCTTTTTCTTCCGTATCTAATGCATAGACATCAATCATTGTTAGAACTCTTTATGGGGCTTTTCATAGCTCCAATATCGCTCAATGACATACCTGATTGCAATAGGCGTTTTCGTTCTTCAACCAATTCTTGTGTTGCTTGAGACAATGAACTGATAACTTTTTCTGTCTTGTCTTCAACAGTAACAGCCAGTTCTTGCTTTTCTGGTGGCTTCAAATGCTGAATAAGTGTTGCTGCTGCATCTTGACGTACTTTATCACTTTGACTGGTACGCATTAGATCTACTTCAGTTTGAATAGCTTCAAAGAATACATCTTTAAACAATACTGATGATGGGGTAATGGTTTGTTCAAATAATTTTTGAACCAACAAAGTACCATTATAGTTACTTGCATATGCAGATATTGTTTTATCTTTGGTACCTTTATCAATAAGTGTGTCGTAACGATCTGGAAATGTTTTACGCCATGCTTCTACAGTGCTATTTCCATTAAGTCGATATGATACATACCGCACAGCATTGAAGTACGATACTAACTTAAACTTACCATCTTTAAGTACACTACTAAAACCAATAACATTATCACGGAAAGAGAATTTCATTTCATCGTCCGTCATAATACTATTAATTTCATCAACTGTTTCTTGAGTGATGCTTCTGCGAAGATTCGCAGGAATAGCATCACGTAACTCAGTTAATTCAATATGCCCTTCATCGTCAACTACTACAGGCTTTTTCTTTACCAGTTTTGATTTTTTCATAGTACGTCTTCTCCTATCCAAGCTCCTTGGACATCTTCTGCGGATTTTTCACTATTACCAATATAGAAACAGTATGATCTGCCTTTACGCACTTTTTTCACAAACCCTTTATCTCTAAGTTCGTTTAAAAGATTAACCAATGTTCGTGATGTGATATCCAGCTCTAAGCTTAAATCCTCAACATACACAAACTCATTAGGGGGAACAAAACATAAAACAGAATATAGCCAACGAGCACTAGTAGACAAACGAGAGTCTACTAATACCATTGGGTCTACTTTCTGCCCATTTACGGGTAGAGAGTAAAATATCATTCAAATACCTTTGCTTCTAAGTATCGTTCTAAGGCTTCTTCTGGTGTTTCATTTTCAAGCATAGGAGCACTACCACCTATTGTTCCACCTTTCCATGAGCCTTTACCAGAACCTAATTCTTTATCAAAACTAAGGTCAAGTTCTCGGTGTGTCATTTTTACCCAAGGTAGCCATTTACGATGCCACTGACGTACATTGACAGCATAGGTGATGTTCACAGACAACAAACCATCGCAATCAGTAATAACCCGGGAAACTGTTTTTGATTCATATCTAGGGCTTTTCTTATACCAACTATCAGGATTATCTTTTTCAAGTTCTTTGACTAATACTAAACCATCGTCTTTGGTTAATACTTTATGGAACTCGAAAACATAAGATATGAAAGGAATATCCCAATGTTTTGATCTGATGCTAGTTACTTGGCCCCACTCTTTATCGAATTTACCACCCCACACAAAAACAACTTGGTTATGTGAAATGTAGAACCCATAACGAGGTAGATCACACCCTTCTCCTAGTGATGTCTTAAATGGGAGTTTGATATGGAACATCCCCCAAATGAAACCAAAACTAATAGAGTATCTTGGGTCAAAATAACCACCACGATTAACTAGTAGTTCTAAACCAAATCTAGGTGCAAAATATCCCCAGCTAAAGTCAATGCTGTCTTTGTTTATGCGCCACATACCTAATATTTTTTGGAGCATCTTCTGCCAAAATCCAAATTCGTGTGAATATGTTTCTTTCATTTTACACCCCATAGCTCAAGGCGATACTCCAAACATTCTGCGTATCTTTTCATGTGTCTAAGCTGAATTGTCATTTGTATTTGCACATCTGCAGCCAATTGATCAAATGCGGTGTTGTTATCTATGAAATTTGAAAGGTTTTTAATTTTTTCCTGCAAATCTGCGTATTCATACTTTAAGCGATCCAATGCTGTATCTGTGGAATGATATCCAGCTTCAAATACTTCTTTAGGCGACCATGATACGTAGTTGTTTTCATAAATAACTAGATACCCGGGTTCATTCGTATTCTTGTTACGTTCAAAAAACTCAGCTTCGACATCCACAAACATGCCTAAGTTAGTAGCTGAGTGAATCCGATTACCTTCAATTTTTCCTATTAAAAATGCCATTACTTTTTTATGGCATGTGTACTCTGGTAAATTTTGCATAGTAGTTCCTATTGTTGAATATCGTCATATGTTTCAAGATATCTTTCATATGCTGCTTTAGCTGAATGTTTTTTACTACCTAAAACAAATAAAACACAATCTGAAATTTCTTTCACATATACTAAATCATTATCTTCGAGTTCGCTAATACATTCTTCAAATAATTCTTGAGTAATGTCCAAATGTTCGAATAAATCATTAGCGTCATGTTCTGTATTTTCAGTAACTCTGGTTAAAGCCAAATAAATGAATTTACTTTCTGGTGATATACTCCAAGTAAACCAGTCATCAAAGTTAAACCAAATGTTCATCCAAATAATTTTAAACATAATTATAAGTGTGTTGTTACAGTTCCTAGTCCAAACGCTGCAGGGTCTATTGCTTTAGTGCTAGTGAAACCTGCCATATCAAACCCTTTCCACACTATTTTATTGTTTTTGTATGGGTGTGCTTCTGTTTCTATCCCTACTCTATTTTGATGTGTTTCCGGGTCTTCTTTTTCTGTTTCCCGTAATTTTTCTCCTAGCTCCCCAATATCATTAGCCAAACATGAATGGATGTTGTGTCTAATAATTCCAGTTAGCAGGTGATGATCATAAATTACTTTGGCTGTACCTCGGGCATCGAGTTGCGTAATACTCTTCACAATTTGGATATCAGTACGTCCGAGAGAATCAGAAAGTTCTCGTGCATACCTACCATTTAAACCAGCATAGAAGTACGCTTGGGGTGGACACAGTAGAAGCTGCAATGTTGTAAGTCTGGTGTGTAACCATTCTTCAATATTGTCTTCAGTCACCGATAATCCGATTGGGAACTGGGGCTTCCATGTACTCAGCGTAGCGTTTAGTTTCTTCTGCTGTTCTTGTTGGGGTAACTTCTTCATCATTATGTTTTTTACGTTCTGTAAAATACTCATTTGCCACTTCATCCGCTTGTTTGTACGTTGTGCCAATAAAGGTCATGTAAATTTCTTTGGTTAGTTGTCTTGTAGCCAGAAAACCACAGCTAATAAGTTCTCTCTTGCAGCTAAGTAATTTCTTTTCACCAATACTAAATAACTTACATAACTCTAAATTTGTAATCATCTTACCTTGTGGTAATTTACACAATTTAATGTACAACAATTGTGCACCTTCACTAAGGTTAGGGTGATTAATTACATTGTAATCAACTTTGATAAAAGCTCTACTGGGTACATGTTTAAAGTATTGCATTTAGTATTCCTGTAACTATGAATGGGCTTGGAGTATTACTACCCATCCAACCACAGTCTTTACACCCCCACATGGTTTCATCATCCCATGTATTTTTGCTATTACATCTTGGGCAAGGATTCATTATTATTCTCCGTATGGATTATTAGAAGAATATCTAGGACCACCGTATGGAGGTTTATTCGCCGGGTCTTGTGTCTTCTCATATTTTTCATCTGACATTGTGCTAAATGAAACCAAAACTTCATGACTACAGTAGTAATACTTCTCTGGCTGTGTACTTATAAACATTAACCCTGAATCCAACATCTCTATACCTTCTGGTTTAATATCTTTCAGTACTTCTCTACGAGTATCTTTTCTCAGCAATATAACAACCATAATAATCATCCTATGTGTTTTAAGAGTCTTCACTATAGACGAAAGATCTTTCCTATGTCAATAACCAAAATCACATAGCAAATACCGTGCCAACTTAATACCTGAAAATTTAAGTACCAGTCAAAATGACTGGCTCTATAAGAACCGGTCAAAACGACTGGTTCATAAAAACTAAATTTAACCAAACAACAATAACTTATGTCATATCTTCCCCTATATATAATAGAAGAACACTCCGAGGATACTACGCTACAGTCCTACGGACTTCACTTCGTACCTCTACGTTAGACATATATACATATATACTTAGGAATAGATAGTAGAAATAAATTTCCTGTAATGTATATATAATATATAATAAAAATCATAGGGAAAATTGTGCTAGTTAAGTACTAAGGTAGTACTACATGTTTAGGAACTAAAAATTAAATATCCCCCCGGTATATGCTTCGCATACAAATGGGTACGTACCCCACTTAACTAGTTAACTACAAGGATATATATCATGGCTAAATCTATGACTAAGCAGACTTCTCATGACAACAATGGTCAAGAGCGTATTGGATTCTTCGGTATGTTACGTGCATTGTTCTCCATGATTGGTTATGCCTTTACATCAGGTGAACGTACTATGCGTTCGTTAGACAATGTGACTAAGGTGATGGAAGAACATTCTCATTACTGGTCAGAGTCTGAAATGCTCAAACTTGAGTCGAAGTATCAAGACTTACAGGATGAGTTAGGTATCGAGGATGACTCAGCTAAGTCTAAATCTAATTAATATAATTGAGTAGCTTCGGCTACTCTCTTTTATTTTTTAAGAGCACACAACACAACACTATCTTAGATAGCACAGATTATTAAGATATAAATTACTATTAATATTATTAATTCTATATAGGGGATATAGATATTTATATTGTATTACACACTGTGTATTTAGTTATTATACTCTGTGTAACTACTATGTTACTGAGTACCTTATTTACTGCATAATTAGGTTTATCTCTATTTATATCTTATTTACTTATATATATTATTTAATATCTATTATATACTCTAAAATAATACATGAAATATCCTTCGGATATAGGTGATACTTATATTTGGAGACTAATATGAATTTTCCACCTGAACGTGTTGTATATGTAGAAGATGTTAATCATCTAAATGTACATGTATTAACCCTAAATGAAACCAATCACAAATACTCTGATGAACAACGTAAAGTAGGTCAGCTTAGTTTGTTATTAGGTGATGAATGGGTAATACCAAAGTTATGGAACTTTATTAATGATACTACTCTTGAGGATGGTGTTTATCCTCGTGAAGGTTTCATTCTGTACGCAAATGTAATGCATGGTGAAGTTAATATTCATGATGATTGCGATTAATCAATAGGGTGTCTTCGGGCACCTTATTTTTATTGAGGAGATATCTATGAATGGTAGTTTAAAAGTAGGTAGAGTAAGAGCTTCGCATCCTAGAACATCTAAAGTAATTCGAGTAGACAGAACTAGTGTGCTTGGTAATCCATATAAAATGTATGGTGAACATATGCGTGATGAAGTATGTGATAATTATGCTGTATGGCTCAAAGAACGTATTAAAGCTAAAGATGAAGTAATTCTTGGTGCGTTAGAACATATCGCTGATTTAGTCTATAACGGTCATGATGTAATTATTACTTGTCACTGTACACCAAAGCGTTGTCATGCTGATGAAATTAAACGAGTAGTAGAACGAGCGTTAGTTAAATTAAAGATTTAGGGGTTTAGCGCCTTCGGGCGCTTGCCTTATGAAATATTAAGGAGATAGTTACATGAGTAAGCTATCAAATGAAGAAAAGATAGTTGAAGTACGGCGTAGATTACCTATGGATGGTAAGCCACATATTTACTATTGGAATGGCCACTGGAAATGTTTAGCACCAGTACACGGAACTGTATTTACAAACGGTTCATTTCAACCATGGCTTGATGCAGATAAATTTATTAAACGATTGGAGAGTAACAATGCTTGATATTTTACTTTTTGTGTTTGGGTGGTTGTTAGGTTCATTCCTGTGCTACATAGCCAAAGATACAGTATGTGAACTCTGTAAGAAGCATTACAAATTAATACTAAGTGTACTTGGTAACATCATTGCAATGGCAGTTGTAATGTATTTACTAGGGTACTTTGACTTCATTTTATACACGGAGAAATAGTTATGTTTGATTTAACTGTATTTGAACTCTACATAGTATTTAGTTATATCTTCATGATTACCTTCTTATTTGTGCGGGTAGTACAGCTATTAAAGGCAGATATACCTGTAAGAGATTGTATAGTGCACCTTGCTGTGTACTTTGTAGCAATGGTATCAGCACCAATTTGGTTGCCTGTAATATTGGCAATAATCCTAGCAATACACACATAAACAAGGAAATAAAATCATGAAATCAATGTACATCGAAGATGCGAAAAAGAAACTATTGGAAAATGGGATGCCAATGGCATTTGTAGAGTCACTAACAACAGAACAATTAACTTGTTACTTTGATGTTCCTGTGACAACAACCAAACCAAAGGAATTACATCAGTTGAATGGTGAAGAGTATATCGAAGCAGCGTATACGAAGTGGATCAATGACCATTTCTATATACCTGACGAACAGATAAACAAACCACATAACAAACTAATGTTCTTAGCAGCCTTTCAATATGGTCTAACTGGATGCCAGAACGGTAATATCTTTTAGGGGTACTTGAATGACATTCAAAGTAGGTGAAAAGCTTAGAGTCATTGGTGGACCTAAACTAATAGTTAGACAACCATTCGTTATCACAGTAACTAAGGTATTTGCAGAAGGTGTAAAAGGTAAATCCTATTCAGGTATCCAAAAGTTATATTTAAACGAAGAGGTTGAACGACTACACTAAAGAAGTAAAACAGATTAAACATACTATTTTGGAGGACTTATTATGTTTGATTACGATGAACTACTTGAAGAAGTAGGAGTACTGGAACAAGCTGAAGAGTTACAATTGGAAGCTTGTGAATACGAGGAATTACTTGACGAAGTAGTTCTATAAATTAACTAACTTTAAGAAGCCCCTTCGGGGGCTTTTTTGGTGTTTAGGTATAAGGAAATAATATGTCTCAAGGTAAAGCTGACAAGCTTATTCCATGTGATTTATCTTGTGTAGTACTACCAGAAGCAGAAGTAATACAGATTCTAGGTACAAAAGCGTATCCAGCTGAATTTAGGGCACGTTTAATGCGTAGCCTACAACACGTAACTACTGTGATAGCAAAAGCTGCATATAACACTAGAAAGAGATACCCAGAATAAGGAGAAACTAATGTTTATTATTTCAATCTATGATCGTGAACAATTAACTGTATTACACAGAGCTTTAAATGCAGCAATCCGTAAGCATGAATTATGTGAAACACCTAAACAAGATAGAGAGCATGAATTACTGTGTGAACTATCTAGCCAAGTACAGCAATTAGTACACTCAAGCAGACACTCAGCCCCAAATGTAATACATGCGTTAGACGCGATAATGGCTAACCAAAACTTAGTTCAGGCAATAGCAGAAGAAAAGACTAAAGAGTGTGAAGCACTCTATCAAGCTTTAAATACCATTACGCATAGAGACACTGAATTTAATGGTGATCATGGTATTTATAATCACTTTGTGGAAGGTACTGATTTGACTGATTATATCGGTAAAGAAATTGCAGACAAGCTACATAAGGAGTAACACCCATGAATAATGTAACTAAAACTAGCAATATACGTAGATTAGTTACTTTTAGTTCCCGAAACATTAATTGGGGAAAACCTCACATATATTTTTGTAATGGAGTATGGAGATGTACTTGGCCTAGGTCTATCACCATGCGACATGGTGTAGCTTATGAACGGTGGGTAAATGCTAAGAAGTTTGTAAGTATATTAAATAGAAGTATCACTACTATTACTATAAGGAGTAACACCCATGGATAAAGAACAACGTGAATTATATAACTGGCTATGTCTATTTGTAGCAGACCATACAAAAGTTATTTTAAAATCTAATTGTGGTCTTTGTTCTAACATAGTTGCACAGGTTGGTCATAACACTTACAGAGTATTTAAACAGTATTATTACAGAGTACATCCTTCTAAATGTTTTCCAGATGAAAATACTTATTTAGAGCATAAACACCAAAATACTTTGTATGAAGGTGAGCAACTGCAACTACGTAAAGAACTGGCAAACAAAATTTTAATTCTTATCGAGGAAGACGCAAATGAGTAAATCAGCAACTTTAACATTTCATATTGGGTTAGATACTTATGAGTTTCATGTAGACAATTCCCAATTAGAAGACCATCTACGTAAACTAGGTCATCCTGTTTCAAATGTGTCTTTATGCATCTTTAAAGGACAAGGACTTACATACTGGCTACGTGATAATAGTGCAGTAGTGATTTCAGCATTAGGAATGCCTAAATTAGGCTTTATTGTTTCTGAAATATGCGCTTGTGAGGAATTACTTGGTAGCGATATATCAGGAACTGATATTCAAATGTTAGTACAAGTCCATGACTAAGTACCAACAGCAATGCCTTGAACTCTACAAACACCTATCTGAATCTCAACTCTACTCACCTGACCCAGCTGAATTCCCATTACTTGCACGTATGTACGCTAATGGCAATAAGTTGGCTTGGAATGAATATCTTAATAATCGAATTGTAACCACAGGAAAACGTTAATATGAACTACTTATGTGTTTAATACATCAAAGTATACTTAAATACAGTACTCTGATACAGAATTCGCCGAATTGGATGAACTAGAACTATGATTCTGGCTCCACAGTGAGCCACAGTCGAACGTTCTACCTCAAGTCCATACAATTACACTACCAGAATCATTAGATGCGCTCTACGGGGCGCACAGGAGATATTTATGCTTACTGAAAACCAAAAGAAATGGATTGCTGCTCTTAGAAGTGGTGAATATATCCAAGGGTATCATGCACTCCAAAGACCTTCTGGGGCTTTTTGTTGCTTAGGTGTTGCATGTAAAGTGTATGAAAAAAATACAGACAAAAACCTTGCAACAGGGCCACATAGCATTATTGAAGGAGGTTCTTTGTACGCACAAAAAGAGGTAATGCATTGGGTAGGACTAAGAACCGGTAAAGGTGAACCTATGAATGAAGGTCTTTCCTTAATTGATCTTAATGACCGTGGAACTTCTTTCAATGGAATTGCGAATATTTTAGAAAACTCACCTGAAGAATACTTTGTAAGTCCTTCGGACGAAGGAGAAAATTAGTATAAGGAGACTTTTATGCAAGTAGGTAAATATGGTAAATACAAGGGCCAATGGTGTCTTTGTCTTGCTGTACGTCCTAAAGGGTTATTACTTATTGTTACTGAATCTGGGCATAAACTTCAGATTGCTAGACGTAACTTTATTGTAGACCCAGCCAGTAAAAAGAATATGGCTACTATCGTTCACTACGAAGGTATCTCTTATCTGATTACTCGCACTAAACAGATCTACAGCCTTAAAACCCATCGCCTTATGAATTGGCATGAAACAGACCCAATTCGTAGAGCTATTCTTAACTTACGTGGCTTTGACCGTGTTAAACATATCTGTAAATACGCTCAAGCAAAACTAGACATATAAGGAATTATTATGGAATTTGTCTCAATTGAATTTGTAATCCTCACCGCATTTGTGGTGGGGGTTTGCTTCGGTATAACTGTAGCAACAAGGTTAGTTAAAACAAACCAGAGTAAGTATGATAAAGACTTAGTAAAAGACTTAGTTCAAGCTTCAGAAAAACGCTTACTCAATGACCTATCATTTAAGATTGCAGCCAGACCAAACAATGAAAGAGTACTCACTACAGTTACTCGTTGGCTCGAAGAACAAACAGCATTAAGGAATAAGTAATGGATTACTATTATGTAGCTTGGGCCATGTACTTACTAGGTATATGGATTAATTTTGTTGGTTGGGCAAAAACACATAAATACTACTGTAGGTATCCAAAGATAATAAACACTGTTAGCTTTATATCTTGGCCTTTATTATCTTTGATTCATTTTAGTATTGCTATTTTGATTGCTTTTTTACTTTTATGTAAAAAAGTTTTAAAGGGGGTATAGTTTGGCTTACTTTCTTAACTATCGAATTGTATGTGATACATGCAAGCAAACTGAAGCTAGAACTGTTTCGAAATCAGTAATACAAGCTAATTCAAATTTCACTAATCAAGGTTGGGTAGTTATGGGTACTTCTTTAGAAGGTTCTAAACATACCTGCCCAAACTGCAAAGGAAATAAACATGAAATCAAATAAATTCACGATACTGGCTGTATCTATATTTTCAGTAGTAGCAGGCATTGCATTAGCAGAAACTCAGTATTTAGTTGCATTTGTTTCTATTCTAACTGCTGGTATTTCTCCATATGTAATTGAAGGTGGTCTTAATGGTTGATTTAATCCAAGGTGACATTGTTAAAGCATTCCAAAAAGGTGAAGTAACCAATCTAGTTCACTGCTGTAATGTTCGAGGTGTAATGGGTGGAGGTGTAGCAAAACAAATTGCACAAGCTTACCCACAATGTCTAGAGCGATACCAAGCTGTGTGTGACAAGATGGATAACCCAGAGAAATTACTTGGTACCTACATGCACTACAACGTAGGAAACGACCAAGTAATTTACAACCTGTTTGGTCAAGAGAATCCAAGTACAAATGGACGTCAGGTTCACTATGGATATTTGTTTAAAGGTCTTCACGACATCAATGCTCGATTGCGTGCTGAGTCTTATAGAACAGGTGCTCCTATTGAACTAGCTTGCCCTATGTTAGGTGCAGGATCAGCACGAGGTGATTGGAATATTATTCTTGAAATCATCGAAACGTTATTTGCAGACAATTCACAAGTTAATTTAACTATCTATTCATTGGACCCAATTTAAGGACATACCATGAAAATTATATTTGCTGGTGGACGTAGCTTTACAGATATTAGCGTTACTAAGAAGATTTATGATTTTGTTTTAGATAAATTTGACGATGTGATTAATGTTTCAGGTGAAGCCCCGGGAGCAGATTCAATTTTTGCAGATTATGCCAAATCTATCGGAGTAAAAGTACTACCAGTACCTGCTGCATGGAATGATCTTTCTGTTGAACCTTGTGTTATTAAATACCGTAATAACGTTGCTTACAATGCACTAGCTGGATTCCAACGTAATACTAAGATGCAAAATATGTCTGACATACTTGTAGCTGTATGGGATGGTAAATCTAAAGGTACTTTAGATATGATTCGTCAAATGTATATGGAGTGTAAACCTATATATATATTTGACTATCTAGGTGAGTTAGTAGGTACATTTAATTCAAATCAATATGATAGAGCTTGGAGAGAAATTGATCGTATCCAGTACGCTTGTAAAAAAGTCAAACTTCCACCTCTAGAACTTTGATATATGGCCCTGTGTGCTTCGCACATTTGGGCCTTAAAAGCACACAATTCTTTCTTCGACCCCTACTTTAACTTGTTCAGATAGCACTCTAATAAGTCCTTCGGACACATGTGACAATGTTGTCTTAATCTTAGTTAATGAGGACTTAACTATGGCTGTTTCAAAGAAATCAAACCAAACTCAAGCTGAAAAGCAATCTCGTGTTCCTGCTCGTGGTAATCGTTCACAACCTGAAGTGATTGCATACTGGAATCCACGTCTTAAAGATAAACAGGGTAATGAGCATTCTTTACCTAAAGGTGTTCCTTTAACCGGTATTGATCGTGCAACTGCTGCCATGATTCGCAAAGCAGAGCAAGACCCAGATCACGTATTCACTTTAACTGGAACTATCCAGTTCATTGAAACTGATGATATCGAACTTTAAATAACCTAATTGGCTCCTTCGGGAGCCTTTTAATTTTTAAGGAGATAGTATGAATGCTTTACAACAACAACTTGATTTAGAACTCAGATATTCCAAAAAGAATATCCGTAAAATAATCGAGAAAGAATTACTTGAAGATTTGGATATGCGGTTGCATTTCATGCAAGCATTTATTTCATTTAAGGAATGGGTTAAACACGACCCCGGGTATGAATCAAAACGAACTAGGTTAAACATACTGAAGTTAGAACTTAACAAGGTTACTGATTTCTTTCTATACGTGTTAACCCCGCTATTAGCCAGCAATGAAACAATGTCAATTCAAGCTGTATGTGGAGCTACTATGGGGTGGTTCAATAATACTTTGTTTGCTGATTTCACTACCCGAGATAAAGTCACTACAGCAGCTGAATTGATAGTCTTAATGGCAGAAGCAGATTTAGTGGATATTGACTTTAACGAGTACAATGAAATGTATGTTACTGCCTGTATGGAATTGGATGAAGATACAATTGAACTGATAAATAGTTTTATGTATGTTCCACCTTCTCTAATACCGCCAATGGCATATCAAGATGTCTCCACAGATGGCTCTTACAGCAACGTAGATGGCTCATGTATGTTAGGACATCATTTAGCCAGAAATACACCTAACATAGCTGTAGATGCGCTGAATTTATATGCACAGCAAGCCTTAACTCTGGATACTGAGGTACTTAAAATTCCAGAGAAAAGTAATAAGCCACTAGATACAATTGAAAAGAAACGACAATTTGAACTATTGGTTAATACAAGCAAACAAGTGTATAACGAAATACTAGACGCAGGTAACAGATTCTATTTGCGTTACGGGTATGATAGTAGAGGGCGTATGTACTCTAAAGGACATCATATCAATATACAATCAACTGAATATAAGAAAGCACTTATTAACTTTGCAAAAGGAGAAATAACAAGTGTCTAAAACTAAAGATGTGAAAAAAGCAGTTATGGAGTTCATTAGTCAACTTAAGGATGATGGAAAATATGACAGCATCACAGTATACGACACAGTTCGAACTAAGTTTAACTTAACCCGAGCACAGACAGCTTCATTTGTCCAAGATTGGAAAATGATGAACTAGGTAGTATCAACACTGAATACGCCCCTTAATTGGGGCTTTTTTATATCTGAAATAAGGACGAGAGCAATGCGCCAATTTACAGGTTTAGAGTATTTATTCATTAACTTAGCCAATAATTTAGGCTTCGATAAAGAAGATTGGGATGAAAGATTAGAGATAGGTCAAGCTGTATATCACAACAACATAAACAGAGAAGAAATACTGGAAACAGGGAAAGAAGCAATACTTGCAGCTAAAACTGTTAGAGCCATAGATGCAGCGTATAAAGGTGAACCTTGTAACATACCTGTTATGTTCGATGCTACAGCTTCTGGGTTGCAAATATTAGCTGTACTGTCTGGATGTCCTGACACTGCTGAGAATGTCAATCTCATTAACGTTAATGGGTGTCAGTGTGCTTACAACAATATGGCTGAAACAATGTCTAAATTTGTAGGTAAGCGCCTTGAACGAAGTGTGATCAAACCACCTACAATGACATTCTTTTATGCTTCTACAGCAGAACCTCAGAAGGTATTTGGCAAGGATACACATGAACTTGAAATGTTCTATACAACCCTTGCTGAAGAGTTTCCCGGGGCTACAGACCTTATGTACTTAATGCTGTCATTCTGGAACAGTAAAGCACTGTACCACCAATGGACATTACCTGATGGTCATGTTGCACATGTACCTGTACTGGATAAGTTCCAAACTAAGGTAGAAATCAATGAATTAGAAGGTACTACTTTCACATATCAATTCACTGACAATACTACCAGTACGTACAACAAGCCAATGCCAGCAAACATAGTACAGTCTATAGACGGATATGTAGTTAGAGAATTACGCAGACGATGCAACTTTCCTATCTTAAGTATTCATGACTGTTTTGCAGTACTTCCAAATAGAGTAAATGAACTGAGGTATCACTACTTAAAGATATTCAAAGAACTAGCTGATTCGAACTTATTAGATACGATAGCAAGAGAAGTTTCAGGAAAGTTCATAAGAACTAGAAAGAGAACTTCTAAACTATCTACTCTAATGAAAACAGCTGAATATCATATATGCTAAATTGAATAAAAAATATACAGGAAAGGACACCTTCGGTGTCTTTTTCTGGTATTTTATTTTTTAAAAATAATATCCTAACTTTACTTAAAACAGCTATTTTTAGCTACTTTACCCTATACCCTAAAACTAGATAGTCCAGTGCATATTAATCTGTAGATAGTCTTAATTTTAATTTACGTTCATGCTCTCGTCCGTAATGATTATCTACAGTTTAATGTGCATTTTATTTCACCTATGGAGTTACCATGATTATTTCAATTTTTATTTTTATTGCCGTATTTCTGGCTGTAGTAGGAAGTATTAGTTATTACTTTAGCGTAAAAGAAATTCCGGTATTATTTAAAGAATTACCTGTAGGAACAAACGCAGAAACAAAGTTATTTGATGGGATTACAATAACCCTCAGAACCAGAGTAAGTACAATCCCACTTTTAGTTGAAGAGTATTATGACTATAAAACCATGGCTAACTTCTATAAAAGTATTCGTATTAAGTTTGATAAAAAATATCGAATGAAACAAGAAATACGAGGTAAAGCAATAGGAATAGCTGCACAACCTATGTTTATTCGGTACTTAATTGCAAACAATATTTTTGTGTACGCTAACTTCAGTAGCATAAAACAAGCAATAAATGGGGCTGCATTCGACTTAATTAATTACTACTCAGACTTTGCTGGTTACAGCATTGAAGATGTAACTTATATGATCCAAAAAGAACTACATACTTTTGCTTCTGTTTGGGTTGTAGATAACGAAGAAGTTCTTTCTGATTTTCTAGTAAAAAATGCAAAAGCATACCAAGAACATTACACAACATACGCAGCAGAAAAATACGGGGAAAAGTAATGCGTCTTAACTTAACTAAAAGCCAAGTAAAAACAATCGGCATTAAGCCTTTAATGAAAGTGGATTATACTGCCAAACAGAACAATACAGTTTTTACTATCTTAACTAAAAGCTTATATTTACGTCCAATCAATGCAATTGTTCGTGAACTATGCACCAACTGCTTAGATGCGCACATTGCAGTAAACAAACAAGATCAACCTTTTGATGTAACTCTACCAACTAAATTAGACCCGTACTTTATAGTACGTGACTATGGCTGTTCTATGGATATAGACCAAGTTGTTAAAGTGTACTCAGTGCTAGGCAACTCATCTAAAAACTCTGAAAGTAACTCTATTGGTGGTTGGGGTATTGGAGGTAAAAGTCCATTTGCAATTACTGAAGTTTATTTCATTACAACATATTTAGATGGTATTCGTAGAACATTCAGAAGCAGTATCCAAAAGAATGAAAATCCATTAGAACTACTCCAAGAAGGTCCAACAGATGAGCCTAACGGTGTAATGGTAAAGGTTCCTGTATCAGAAAATAACATCCAAAAATTTGTTAATGCATTTGAAGAAGAACTAAGCGCATTTGATGTAAAACCTAATGTTTTTGGTCGTGATAATATCAGGTATCGTTATACTCTGGAAAACCCTAAAACTTTCTTAAATGTTAAAATTGATCTACCTACCCAAGACAATGAATTAGAGCTTTCAGAAATATCACTTCCTCTTTACTCTGCTAATATCCATTATCAGTCTAGTTTTGCAATTCGCATGGGATGTGTACTTTATCCTTTATCTCTAGACTCAGACCATGGAGAAAAATGGAAAGAAGAATTAAGTGCAATTCAAAGTCTTTCTGGAATATATCAATTTGTCGTAGATGTTCCTGTTGATGCTGTAGATATTAAACCAGATCGTGAAAATTTAGAATATAGTGAAAGAACTAACCATGTAGTAAGTCTTTTGCTTAGTAAAATTTTAAAACACTATAAAAAAGAAATTTTAACTTTTGTTTGGGCTAACCGAAAAAATTCGTATTCAGTTATTACTGATAATTTAAACAATACAAAGTTTGGTAATACTACAAAAGATTACATTAAACGAAATTATACATTTTTTTG